TTTCGTCGTATGCTCGTTCACGAATATTAACTTTATTCACATAGCTTGCATCAGAAGTTCGTGTTCTATCCATTTCTAAGTTACTTACATACACAGCCATACGAGGCGCACTAGGTATTTTATTTTCGCTGTTGTCACGAATAATGTTTGCAACTTGTCTTGTTAAATCACCATACATTACAGGGATTTGTTTTAATGTTCCTGATCCGTCCTTAACACTAAAGTTACTCATAAGTCTAACCATTTGAGTAACATATCTTCTAATCTGTCCGTCATAAAAATGTTGCATTAGTTATCCGCCTTAGGTCTAAGTGCTTTAGAAAGACTTTGTCTTTCTGTAACTGTTTCGCCGCCGATTTCTGCTGTGTTTGGATTATTAATAAATGTACCTTTTTGGTTATAACGTGTATCTGTATTTGTAAGTGATACACGAATGCCATCTTGCATTTTAACCCAACGATCGCCATCAAATTTAAACAAACGTTTTGGCATATAATCTGTTCTTAAGAAATAGTCACCATTTTCTGGTTGTGTTGGAAAACTAATTCCCATACCATACGGAGCACCGTTAGGTCCTTCTTCAACACCTAACAAATATCCTTGGTACCCTGCTCTGTCAGGTCTGTCAGTAATCATGTCAGTTGTTGTACCAATACCACTTGCATCCATTTCTTCGCTGTCGGCAGTTTTAATTGCAACAGTACCGTCGTCGTCATTTACTGCAAGCGTATAGTAATGACTAATATCATATCCTGCATTGCTTGCATCTGCTTCGGCTTGTGCTACTACTGCATCATTAATTTGCATTTCTTTCTCATATGTAGATAGCAAATCTCTTAATGTAGTATTGCTACCTTCTTCTGCAGGCAAGTCAAGTATTTCTTTAAACTCTTGACTGTCTACGATTTGCTTTAGTTTTAATCTATATAAGTGAGGATACCAAGTTGGCGAAAATCCTTCTGCGGCTCTGTTTACATCTTCAACTACATAAAATCTTTTTAATGCAGTAGAATGATCATTAAGAGCATATTCGTCTTTTAAATGTGGTAATTCAATTACATCACCACTAATAATTTTTCTACCAAGGGTTTTCACACTGCTGTTAATATGTATTGTTAAAAATAGTGTATCATTACTTAAAAATAACCCAAATTGACTTAGATCAAAATCAATGTCTTGGACATTGTAGATACCACGCATAGTATAAATGTCTGGATCATACTTGCGATCTCTATTTTCTAAAAACAACATATCTTGGATATTAGTTGTGCTTACTGCGTCATAGCGAGGCTGATCAGCAGTAGCATCTGCCGAGTCAGGATTTTGCGGTCCTAAATATTTGTGAACAAATATATCAGTTCCACCTATTGTAAACATTTCAAGGATCTGTCTATCTAAAAAACTGTAATCCTTGCCTTTTTCGGGTTTGTATAAAGATAGTCTTGGCATAAACATATTTATCTTACGATAAATACTATTGGAGAAACTTACGTATGGCCACACTACAAACTAAAAAACAAGAAGTATTTGATTATGTTTACGCTATGCTTGGCGGAGGCATGGTTGATGTTGAGCTAGATCCGGTACATTATGAAACTGCATTGACTAAAGCTCTTACACGGTTAAGACAACGTTCTGATAACAGTGTTGAAGAATCATATTTGTTCATGGAAACCATCCTTGATCAGAATACCTATACTTTGCCAAATGAAGTAATTGAAGTTAGAAAAATCTTTAGACGATCAATTGGATCACGTAGTGGCGGCGGAGATGGCGGAACATTGTTTGAACCATTCAACATGGCATATACAAATACCTATCTATTAAGTTCATCTAACATGGGCGGACTTGCTACATACGATTTGTTTTCTCAATATCAAGAATTAGTAGGACGTATGTTTGGTTCATTTATTGAATTCAAATGGAATTCTGTAACCAAAGAAATTACACTACTGCAACGTCCACGAGCAGATGAAACACTACTGCTTATGGCTTACAACTATCGTCCAGATGAAAATCTATTAGATGATTATCTTGCAAAGCAATGGATTAAAGATTATACACTTGCAAGTTGTAAGTATATGCTAGGTGAAGCACGTTCAAAATTTGCACAAATTGCTGGACCACAAGGCGGCTCTGCACTTAATGGTGATGCACTTAAAGCTGAAGCTGTTTCAGAAATGGAAAAACTAGAAGCAGAAGTTAGCACAGCAGTACCAGGCGGTACAGGTTACGGCTTTTTAATTGGTTGACAAACATAGTTTAAGATAGTATTATACTACTATGAACTATGAAGTCACACCTAGGATTACAATATGAACTACTCAGTAACACCTTTATTTCCTATACCTTTGTTTTACACAAATATAGGTCCATTAGATGCTATTGAAAAAAGTTATGTTGTTAACTTAGAATATCCTGACGAAGCCGCAGGACATGATCATACTGCGGACAAGCATATACTTGATTTACCTAAGTTTGCCAATTTAAAAGAACGCATTCTTAATGCTGTATACGAAATGATCGACAAAGAAATTCAGCCTAAAGATGTCCACTTCGAACTACAAAATAGTTGGATTAATAGACACGGTAAAGGCGAATCAAATACATTGCATTGGCATAGTAATGCTATGCTTAGTGGTGTATATTATATCGAAAACGAACCAGATGCTGGCGATATCGTTTTTCAACGCAGTCATTTGTACTATAACTTGTTTCACGACACTGTAAGAGTAAGTTTTAAAGAACCTACAATGTATAATACAAATGAATTTTTTATTACTCCTAAGGCAGGAGATTTAATATTGTTTCCTAGCCACTTAGAACACATGGTTACTCCTAATCAAACAGACGCACCGAGATACAGTCTTGCATTTAACCTGTTTGCTAGAGGAACTGTAGGTGGTGGAACTTCAGAGCTAAAATTATGATAATTGGAATTTGTGGATTAATTGGAAGCGGCAAGGGAACTGTCGCAGATATTCTAGTCGAAGAGCATGGCTTTACAAAAGTCTCTTTTGCTGACAAATTAAAAGATGGTGTTGCAACTGTATTTGGTTGGGATCGTGCTATGCTTGAAGGTGATACTGATGAAAGCAGAGAATGGCGAGAACAAATAGACGTATTCTGGACAAAAGAAACTGGGCGCACAATTACACCTAGATTAGTTTTACAAGAGTATGGTACTGACTGTATGCGCAAAGGCTTCTATGACGGCATTTGGGTGAGCTTGCTTAAACAACATATCTTAAAGCAACCTAATACAAATTTTGTTATTCCTGATGTACGTTTTATAAATGAAGTTGATATGATTACAGATATCGGCGGAGAAGTATGGAGAGTGCGCAGAGGAATGGATCCTGTTTGGCTTAGAATGTACTTGGATATCGGTGTTGAACCAAAGGATGTACATGAAAGTGAATGGCGCTGGGCAACATCAGAATTTACAAAAACACTTGAAAATAATAGAACACTTGAGGATCTTAAAAGTCTGGTGTCAAGTCACCTTGTTTCCAAAGAACACCTTGTTTCTGCATAATACGTTGACAGTTAGCACATATAGTT